ATAGTTCTGCAGGTCCTTCAATCGTTTCATGCCGTCTTGGCGAAGCTGATTTGCGTCTGCGCTTGTGAATATGTAGACTGCTGCCACTTCGTCCAATCCATAATAATATTGCTCATCACCTATCGTTCCATCCTCTTGTACATACAAGTGTAATATAGTTCTGTCTTGATTCTCCCCTTCTCCAGCGCATACCAGATGGTTGACGCCAGCTCTGTAGTCCTCTATATCCAGATTAATGCTACATTCCTGATCATATTCTTCATTAAGAATCTTCTTTTCTTTTGCCCCTATCTGCACATATCCATATTCCAGCCCTTCTGGCTGAATATATTTGATATCCAGTCGGTATCCGTGCTGATCCAGGAGCTTCATAATGGCATCATATAATGTTACATATCGGTCTACTGACCAATTCTGCACCTGTATTCCCGTATTTTCTGCTGACACCACAAACAGGTCTTCGAATCTGTCTCCCATTAATGTTTTCAGCGTTTTATTCAGCTCTCCTGAGAGTATTAAATGTTCCTGCCCTAAGGGAGGTTCAACTACTTTGTATTCAAGCATCCCTCTCCATGTTGGGCCTGAAAACACTACCTCATTACTTTCTGATATGGATTCTATATTTTTAACGATTCCGCCGTATTCTGTTCCTGGAATGTATACTCTTCCCTTATATCTGATAGACTCTCTATCCCATTCTGATTTGGGCAAGCGTATTTCAAAATCGTTTGTATCACCATTGTCCAGATCTACTTTTGCTGTTTTATTCAGCTCTCCGTATTCTTCTCCTGTTGATTTTGCAGTGATGAACATTAATTCTTTTTCCTCTGGGATATCTGTTGCAATCATCTCCATTTCGGTTCCCCTCTCTCCTCGTAAATAATCAAGTCGAAATCAAACTTACCTGTCCATGATATAGGTTGTCGCCCCGGATCAATTTTTCTGAAAAAGTTTCTTCCTTTCTGACGATTATGATACAGATTTTCCCGTTCGCCATTCTTTGTCACTTTTATGATGGTCCTGTTCCTGCTGTCAATGGTAAGGTATTCATCCTCTTCCAGTATCACATTCACCAGATATGGTACACCACCTATTGCGACCATTGGATTGACCACCGGTCCATAGATGATTAGCTTGAAATTCGAATTGGCAAAATGTGGATTGATTATGTAAGTGCTGTTCGTCCCATTCGCATATCGATACGGATATCTTCCAGGATATCTCTTATTATTCGTACTGCTTACACCGAAACTATGAAATGTATATGGATTTTCTCCGACCCACATTGGGTACTCCACGGCAAGCGTTAGGCTTACATCTATATATCCCGCTTCCGGTTCCCATTCCGACTTCTCACTAGCCGTCACATAACAGTTGAGATACATACCTCCCACGTATAATCTTCCTGGTGTCTTTTTTAAGACGTCAATGTCTGTGATCTCGTGCAAATAATCAATTGCCTCTTCATAGTTTTCTACACCATAATTTACAATGCTTAATGTCAGTGTTCTTTCTTCCAGGTCTTTTCGGATATTGGTGATTTTTCCACCTCCGCCAAGCCTTTGTTTGCTTTCATAACTCCATTTAGATCCAAACAGCTCTCCTGTCTGGAGCATGTACGGAGGCTCCAGCAGGTCAATCTTTTCATTATTGCTATTTACATAATAGATATCTTTCACTGCTGTACCTCCCGCACAAATCTTCCACATTCGCGTCTATCCATTACCATTTTCATTCCATCAATGTTTCTTGCAAATTCTTCAGATGCAATTCCGGCAAATTCTGATGCTAACTTCTGAATATCTGAATCCTGTAGATAAGTTTTCACAGATTCATTATTTCGCTTCCATAGCTGGTCTTCCTTAATCTTCACAGCTCTGATTGCCTTTTCTGCCGACCGGTTCGCCTGACTGTTCACAGTTGTTTGAATCGTTGCCATTGTTTCCGGAATATTCAGCATCTTAATTTTATTCTGTAATGTTTCTAAGTCCAGAGCGCTTAAGGTTCTTTCTGACAGCTTTTCAGCCGCCTGTACTGCCACATCTGCGTTGTCCTCGATTCCGCCACTCAGTCCAAGGTCGAAGTTCTTACCTGACTTTTTTGTTTTCCTTGATGGGGAATGCTCGTCAAGTGTTCTTCTTACTGCATTGTAGGCTGCTGATGCCAACTCCGCCGCTGCTGATGCGGCGCTTCTTACCCAGGATCCGATACCTCTAACGAATCCGGAACCAAAATTTGAACCCGGTGAATAGCCATCGGCTGATTCTGCTCCGGATTTTGCATTTGATGCAAGTGCGCGTCCTTTTGCGCCAGCTTCTCCAGCTTTCGCGCCGACTCCTGCTGCATATCTTGCGCCGAACGTGCTACCTGCTCTAGTGGAATCTATACTTCCCACTCCCTCATTTGCTGCTGTAGCATTGGCACGTCCAGCATTCTTGGAATTTCCTGTTTTAGATTGCATTCCCAGTCCGAACAGGTTCATAATCTTGCTTCCGATGCTTTTTGCACCTTCCAGCACGCCACCGCTCTGCAAGGAATTCAGAAAGTCTGTAATTACACTATTTCCTTTTGCACTCAGTTCTCCAGTGCCCTGTTCCAGTCCTTGCACTGCTCCTGGCCATACATTAGAAAATATCTCTTCCACTTTTCTTGATGGAGAATGTACTTCCAGTGCTGTCCTCAAAGACTCCAGGAATGCATCTGCTCCCTGTTCTGCCGGATCTGCCAGGTCTTCAAAACCTTGCAGTCCTTCCAACGCTCCATACCAGGCTTGTGCAAATGTATCTTTTGTTTTGGAGTCCAGTCCGTTGAAGCCGTTAATAAAACTGTTTAGGTCTGCCTGTGCTTCGGCGTCCAGTTTTCCGTCCAAATCTGCCTGTGCCAGTGCGCTTATCATTGCCGTACTGGCTTCTGGTCCTATATCTTTGATTCCCTGTGCAATTCCTCCCGGAAGTTTGCTGAATTCATTGATTGAATCAACCGCAGCTTTTGATAGTTGCTGAAATGTACTGTCAGCCATATTTAGTGTGCCGTCTTGTACCATCTGCATATAGCTTATCAGTCCATTTGCAGTGTTGTACATTTCATCACGGGCGCTCTGAGAGCTTGCAAGGGTTTCTTCGTTGAAAGAGCGATATCCCGTAATTACCTTGTTCAATGCAGCTTCAATCTGCTCTGAGCTTCCTGAAGCCATAGCTTCGACCAACGCATCGTAATTGTTGACCTCTGAGGATAACTGTTCCATGGAGCTTCTGGTGTTGTCCAATTGCTTTTCCAGCTTTTCCTGTTCACCCTGTGCTTTGTTCCATGCATCTTTATATGCTTCGGCTGTGATTGAACCTTTTCCAGCCTCTTCTCGATATTTTTCTTCTGCCTCAGTGACCTTTTTCTTCTGCTCTTCCAAGGCTTTGCTGACTTCTTTATATTTTTCTGCGGCATCTATGGATTTCTGATAAGATTCTGCCATCTCGTCCTTCATGGAATCCACAGTAGCTTCTGCTTTTTTCTGTACAATCAATTCTTTGATTGCTTCGACGGTCTCTCCGTATTTCTGGATTACTCCGTCTGTCATTTCTATTTCGGTGCCAAGCGCTTCCGATAACTCCCCGGTGATTACCTTTGCTCTTTCTTCATATCCGGCTTTCACTTGCCCGTTTGCATCTGTGATAGACTGCAATTCTGACAACAGAGCGGAATACTTATTGTATTCCCGGTCAATGCTTCCGATTGCCTCTTCCCTTGCCTGTCTTTCTTCGGCAAGAGTATCTGTAATCTCCTGACTTGATTTTAGTGCTTCTTTCTGGCTGTCTGATAGCTCATATTGCGCCTTCGCCGCATCACCTGTCGCTGCTTTAATCGCATACATGGCACCGACCAGAGCTGCTGCCGCTACAACGACTGTTCCTATTGGATTCGCTGTCATTGCAATATTTAGCTTTGTCTGTGCGGCTGTCCACAGACTCGTAAGTCCTGTTGTTGCAGTAATCTGACCATTGTACACCGCCATGAGCGTCTGACGCGCTGTAAGTCCTCCATTGGTCGCCATTAACTGCAATGCATTGGCTTTCTCCATTTTATTGAGTACTAAGGTAGCCGCTGCATTCGCTTTTACAACCTTTGTCGTTACCTTGCCAATTGCTGAAAATGATTTCATTCCGGCTGCTGATGACACTACAAGCGGTGCTAATGTTCCGAAGTTCTTAGCCAGGAACTTCACTGCGCTTGCCGCTACTGGAAGTGTTGTTTTTGCAAGCTTACCGCCTACATTCACGATTTCCTGTATTGGTCTTACAACTCCGGCTGCTTCGTCACTCATTCCTGCGATTTCATCTGCAGTATCATTGAATATCTCACCAGCTTCCGCTACAACTGCATTCAGTCCACCGGACTGGAATGCTTTTGACAGACGGTTGATATCCTCTGTTCCTGCATCAACTGCTTTTTTGAGTGGTGTCTGTATCTTTTCATAGATTGC